GAGAATACCTGGCCAGAGAAGGTGTCAAAGAGCCCAGCACAGTGGCCGAAAGTGATGTGAACTTTTTGTCCCGACTGCGTGATCGCATTGTGAATCAAGGCATGGCGCCCTTGATCGAAGCTGGCTCAGCAAACCCGTATCAACTGTACGAAGCTGAAGCGGCTGGTGTTGGCGGCAGAGCCAAGGGCATCGAGCACCTGGAAGACCTGGTGTTCAGAAACGGCGCAGCTGGCATTAGCCAAGCACTGACCATTGCACAACAGGCCACTGAACAGCCCAGCACAGTCACTGCCAAGTGGGACGGCAAACCTGCTGTGATCTGGGGCCGCAAACCCGCCACAGGTGAGTTTGTGCTCACAGACGGATCAGGATTTGAAGCCAAGAGCTACGACGGTCTTGCTACCAGCCCGCGCATGATGGCAGACATTCAGAATCGACGATCTGGCGAACGCTCAGGCCTGATACAGTTGTATGCCACACTGTGGCCTGCACTAGAAGCCAGTTTGCCGCCCAACTTCCGTGGTTATGTCAAAGGCGACTTGCTGTACACAGACACGCCGCCTGTGGAAGCCGGAAACTATGTGTTCCGTCCCAATACTATAGAATACAAAATTCCAGTTCGCAGTGCCTTGGGACAACGCATTGGAGCCAGCAACATTGGCATTGCAGTTCACAGCATGTATGCAGACACAGGCGAAGCCCGACAACCACTCAGCGGGGTCAAATTCAACGAAGTTCCGGGACTGATGCTGGAACGCCCAGCCACACCTTCAGCACTGGTACTGGACAAAAACATAGTGCAACAGCTCAAGACCATTGTGAGATCACAAGGTGCCAACATGAAAGTGCTGTTTAATCCTGCTGAACTGCGTGCTCAACAAGTCACAGATCTGTTTAGATTGGCAGTGGATTTTATCAACACCAAGGTAGGCGGTCCCTTGGAACCAGCTAACCAGTTAATTGTGGAGTTTGGAGAATGGCTGCAAGGGCGAGTAACACCGCGCAAGTTCAACAACATTGTGGAATATCTCAAAAACCCCAGTACAAACCAGGAAGCACTGAGTGCGGCGTTTTTGGCATTTGAATTGCTGCATGCACTCAAAACAGACCTATTGCGTCAAGCAGACACTCAGCATCCTGGGCAAGAAGGCTGGGTAATGGCCACGCCTGCAGGCTATGCCAAAGCAGTAAATCGCTTTGATCCCAATGCTTTTGCTGCTCAAAATCGAGCCAGAAATAACCCCAACTGAGCGTTTTTTTGTCAGTTTCATAAATAAAAGCAGGGACACTGTTCCCATATATTAAGGAGCTTAAAATGGCACAAATCACAAAAGTAAACGGCACAACACAACCAGTGTTTGCCATCGACGTACAAAACGGTACAATCGCTAACACAGCCAACGTGGCTGCTGGCGGCCCAGTTCAAATGGCTGGTCCCAAGCTGGACTTCTTCAGCTTGACAGCTAACAGCAGTCTTGGTGCTTCCGGTGTTGCTAACGCTACTGGTTATTTGAACAACGTGTTGCAATCTATTCAGCAAAACGGTACAATTGCTATGTATCAAGTTACACCTAGCGCACCTACTGTGTTGAACATTGCGATCTACCCAACTGGCGCTTATACCACAGCTACTCTGGTTGCTGCTGCACAAACAGCCAACGCAACTGGCGGCTTGAACATTGGTATCCCAACTGCCAACGTCGCTGGCGCAGCTACTTTCACCAACGTTTAATTTTTGAACTAGGTACAGAACAGCCTCGGATTTATTCCGGGGCTTTCTTTTGGGTGTAAATATCAACAATGAAGATCATATGCAAAACATTGTTTGACTGCACGTACACCGGAATAACTGGCAATTTTCGGCCGGGGCAGATACCTTTTCGCGATCGTGCTGGACAGCACATTCAAAGTTTGGGCGACTGGACCAAGGCCAGAAACCAGCAACGCAACTGGGAAGCCCTGCTGCAGGTTGTGAGTTTGACAACTCAGCCCCACAACATAGTGACACCCCGGCTAGTAGACCGTTACTGGGAATTTGAATTCACAGTTGAGTCTGTTGATGTGTTTGGGCTCAACAGCAACAGTGATCCTTTGGCAGGACTAAAACAAAATTGCACAGGCGTGCCCATGATGACTGATCTCAACGAACAACATTCGTTGGATCCCATGCTGTCAAGCCACGGTGCAGAACAGAACATCTGGTTTGAAATCATAAATATGGCATTGGAGTAAACCCATGGCCGAAACCACTGACATCGAAAAGAAAAGCCTAGAAGCACACGTTGAATTGTGTGCTGAGCGGTATCGCAACATTGACTCAAGACTGGACGAGTTGAGCAAAGATGTCTCCAAAGTCAACATCACAGTAAGTGAAGTACACTCTATACTGCACCAAATGATAGAAAAAAGAAACAACCAATTAATCAATTGGGGTATTGGTATTATTGGCTCTCTAACAGCAGCCGTGGCATATTTGTTGATCAACTACGTATTGAAATGAATCAACAACAAAAACTAGAAAAATTTGCACACAGTCATGCTCGTGCAGCTTTGAAACAATCAATTATTCCATTGGATGACGGATATTTGGTGTTTGGGCAATACGTCATAAAAGAAGCTGATCACGGTTTTGATGTGTTTCAATACAATGATCAGGTTGGATCATTTGGCAGCAAAAAATCTGCCATGAGCTGGTGCATAGCTGATAGCTGCAAACAGTACCGACTGAGCTTTGAAATACAAACACTAGATTCAAAAAAGTCTCAGTTGTCTGCAGACATATCTATCAGGCGCCAGGTAGGTGAAATGAGCAAACACAGCAGCATCACTGAACTGATTGAAACCAAGCTAGAACCCAAAATTCGTTACTATAATTCAGTAAAAGCCGAACTTGAAAAATGTATTAATTCGGCTAAATATCTACAACTTAGAGGATTCTCAAATGAAACTGCAAGACCTAGCCGCGGCTAAACCCACACAACAAATTTCCAAAGTATTTGAAAGTTACTTTGGGGCAAAGTTTGATGTCAGCCAACTCACTGCTGCCCAAACTAATTCTATGCTGCGCCGAGTACGTCAAGTCATTGGTGAACATCGTTCCAGCACCAATCGTCATCAAAGCGAGCGCAATCCTGGTTATCTTAAACTGGTAATGGTTGAGCAAGCATTGAGCGCACGTCTGTCAGAAATGGCTCCTGTGCAACCTGCTGGAACACCTGAGCAACAAAAAGCTCAACAAGCAATGGCCACTGCTACCATCAGCGCCACCAAGGACCCCAAACTCAAAGCTGCACTGACCAAGGCCACCAAAGGTCAAAGCCTCACACCCGATGAACAGAAAATGGTTGCTGGCGCTGCACTCATGAAAACTGAAAACAAGTTGGCCCGTGCCTACAAGATGTTGAAAGAAAGCGAAGTTCAACAAGCTCAGGTCGTGTTGGCTGCTCAAGACATGGTAGACAAAATGCAAGCCATGCTGGAAGATGTCAGCGAACTGCAATTCAAAGAATTGCCTGCTTTGGTTGATTCAATCAAGAATCAAGTGGGCATTGACCAAGCTCAACAATTCAATGCTGACGCCAGTGCTGCTCTCAGCGGGCTGATGCAGAATCTACAACAAGCCAAACAGCAGATGGACGCTGCACTTGGTGTAGTAACTGGACAATCTACTGGCGCTGCCGCTGATCTTGGTGCCGAACTAGGTGCCCAAGCTGGCGCTGAAGCAGGTGCAGATCTTGGTGCTGAACTAGGTGCCGATGCCGGCGCCGATCTAGATGCTATGGCCGCTGATGCTGTTGACGACTTAGACAACGAAGAACCAACTGGTGGTCAAGCACTGGGTCGTGCACGTAGATAATGCGAATTCTCGAAGTTGATTCGTCAATGACACCAAGCCCAGACAAACTGCTGGGACTGGTGGAATTCCTAGCTGGACGAGCCGACGATACCAATGCTACCAAACAAATCAGCAAAGATGCGTTTGTTCAAATGGCCAACAATTTAGGCATCAACGTCAACGCAGCCAACTTGCCCGGCATAATCGATCGTCCGCCATTGAACAATGTGCTGGAGCCATTTGATCCTAATTCAAACATGATCACATTCAAAGGTGCCAACATCGGCCCCACTCAGATGCCAGTGAACAAGGCACAAGACATTGTGGCCAAAGCCGCCAAATCTGCTGCTCGCAAAGACCGAGGCCTTTAATCAAAACTGTCAACATTTGGTTGACTTTAGGCGTTATATATAGTATAATAACTTAAAGGAGATCACTATGAAAAAGATCTTAATTTCACTAGCATTGTCAATGGTCACTGTGCCAGCACTAGCACAACATTGGCATCATGGACACAGGTATCATGGCCCAGTCAGACACCACGGGCATTATGGTCATAACAACTGGGTCGCACCGTTGATCATTGGCGGCGTAGTAGGTGCTGTTATTGCCAATAGACCCCCGCAGCCAGACACAATAATTGTTCATCAATACCCACCAACAGTTTTTACTCCACAGGTCAACTGTACTGTGTGGAAAGAGATTGTAACCCCCGAAGGTAATGTTTACCGCGAAAGAACCTGTACACAATAATATGGCATATTCAAACAAAGTTGTAGACCACTATGAAAATCCCAGGAATGTCGGATCTTTTGACAAGAGTGATACTGATATTGGTACTGGTATGGTTGGCGCACCTGCTTGCGGCGACGTTATGAAATTACAGATAAAGGTAGATCATGATACAGGTATTATTACAGATGCAAAATTTAAAACGTATGGCTGCGGATCGGCTATTGCGAGCTCGAGCCTCATTACAGAGTGGGTCAAAGGTATGCACATCGACCAAGCCGGAGAAATCAAAAACTCCGACATTGCTGAAGAACTGGCCTTACCCCCAGTAAAGATACATTGCTCAATTCTTGCCGAAGACGCCATCAAAGCGGCTGTAGAAGACTATCGCAAGAAACATGATCTCGTTCACTGATATAGCAAGAAACAAAATCCAAAAACTAGTCACAGCCAAAGGTTATGCTGGCATTCGGCTTGGCGTTAAAACTACAGGTTGCTCAGGTCTTGCTTATGTGTTAGAATACGTTAAAGAATACACATCAGAAGTCGGTGTTACAAACTATGCACAAGATGGCTTTGTTGTTTTGGTTGGAATCAAAGACGACATCTATCTTAGAAACATGACGGTAGATTATGTACGTCAAGGCCTTAACGAAGGCTTTGAATTCAGCAACCCCAATGAACGTGACCGATGTGGTTGCGGCGAAAGTTTTAGAGTTTAATGATCACACAAAGATACAACTACACACCACTGAACCGTGAAACCATTGACGGCAAACGACACTACTGTTTGCCTGATGGCAGCAAGGTGCCCAGTGTTACAACTATTCTAGATCGAACCAAGCCCGCTGAAGCTCGAGAAGCCTTGGCCAACTGGAAACGTGCAGTGGGAGAAAAACGTGCCCAAGAAATCACCACAGAAGCTGCCAACCGCGGCACACGCATGCATGCCTATCTTGAGCAGTATGTGTTGACCACGGATCTAAAACCACTGCCCGGCAATCCTTATGCACATCCCAGCTGGTTTATGGCAGCAGAGGTCATACTCAAAGGACTACAACATGTAGATGAGTTTTGGGGTACGGAAGTTCCACTGTACTATTCGGGTCTGTATGCAGGCACCACCGACTTGATTGGCACCTGGAAAGGCCAGCCTGCTATTATGGATTTCAAGCAAAGCAACAAGGTAAAAAAGCGCGAATACATCGGGGACTATTTCCTGCAACTTGCAGCCTATGCAGCAGCACACAACGAAATGCACAGCACTAATATCAACACTGGTGTTGTATTGATGGCTGTGCAGCCAAAACTGCAGGCCGATGGTACTTACTCTACTCCTGAATACCTGGAGTTTGTGATCGAAGGCAACGAGTTTGCGTACTGGGCCGACGAATGGATGAAACGAGTTGAGTTATACTATTTGACACGCTAAATATGTGATACCTAGTAAGGAATCACACTGTGGCAATTGTACAAATATCAAGAATAACCCAACGTCAAGGTCTACTTGACGATTTACCCCAACCGCTGGCTGGCGCTGAATTTGGGTGGGCACTAGATCAACGAAGACTGTTTATCGGCAATGGCGAAGTGGCCGAAGGTGCTCCTGTAGTTGGCAACACTGAGATTCTGACAGAATTCACTGACGTGCTGTCGTTGGCCAGCGCCTACACATATCAAGGTCAGGCAGCAGGCTATGATGCTCAAACTGGTCCCACAACCGGCGACCCTATAAGTCAAAGTATTCAAAGCAGATTGGACAGCTATGCAGTGTCCACAGTGTTTGGCGCAGTAGGTGACGGCGACACTGACGTAACAGCAGCC